TAACTAGTTAAAATTCGGATTTGACAGACTTATTTCAGTGTGGTATCATGGTATATACACACAAGAAGAAAAGTTTAGGGAGAATGTGATGACTAAATCTAGTCACAGTGAGATTGAAAGCTTTGCGTTGTGTGAACGTCGGCACTTCTACAATTATGGTATGGGGCTGACGGGAACAACTGTCTCTGAGTCACTATACCGGGGACAGTGTGGTCATGCTGGTTTAGCTGGTTACTACACAGCACTCCAGAATGGCTTACATCCTGATGATGCTTACGAGGCAGGATTTAAAGCTGCTGAGAAAACTGGTGAAGAGATGGAGACTTATAACAAGACTGATCTTAACGCTGAGGTAGAGTTACTGCTAGCTGAGTACTTCGATCACTACGAGGACATAGATGCAGGCATTGAGGTACTTGCTGTAGAACACAAAGTCCGAGTTCCTACTTCCAATGGTAACACAATTACTGTAGTTGTAGACTTGATTAAGCGGGAACCTGGGGTTGGTATTGTTCTAGTAGACCACAAGTTTACTTACGAGTTCTTCAACCCCGAAAGTATTGACCTGAACCCTCAGCTGGTTAAGTACATGGCGGCCCTGCGCATGGAGAATATCCCTGTCGCCAGGTTAGAGTATAACGAAATCAGAACTAGGAAGACTAAAGATAACCAGATTGATCCTAGCAAGAAGTTCATGCGTACTCCATTCAAGCCAACTAAGGCTAGAATTAAGAACACTATGCGTGAACACTTCATCATGGCGGATAGGATCATTGAGCTTAGGGAGTCAGGATTAGAAGCCTGGGAAGATAGCATCACTCGGGTAGCTAACAAGATGGTGTGTCAGTCATGTCCATTCAAAGATATATGTATCAATGATCTTAATGAATGGGGCCGCGAGAATCTGCTACTACATGACTACAAGGTGAGAGAAATTACTCCAGATGTTGAACCGGGGAAGGTTGAAGTAAATGGTAACAAGTAAACCACCAACTAATGCTCAATGGTTGAGCCTGTTGGAAAATAACCTGCAAGACCTAGAGAGTGAGACAAGTGGCAAGTCGCTTAAGGCGCTCATTTACGGAGCATCAGGCGTTGGTAAGACAGTCCAAAGTGTTGCGCTTGCTCAGGCGATTACGCCGCCGAGTAAGTCTATTCTATATCTAGACTCAGGCAATGGGTGGGTGAGTCTAGACAATCATCCCGAACTTAAATCTAGAGTTGAGCGGCTACAGGTAGGGATGATAACTACCTTGGAGGGAGTAGCTACATTAATTCAGAACAAGCAGGGTCACTTTGCCAATGTAGGTTGTGTTATTGTTGACGAATACAGCACTATTGTCGATAACGACTTGTCGTTCATTGTCAGAGAGCGAGCAGGCAAAGATGATGCTAAGGACCCTGATACACCGACTCAACCTGACTATAACACCAGCAAGAATCGTGGTGTTAAGTATGCGAATCAACTCTTCCTCTTAGATAGTGTGCATGTAATTCTAGTAGCACATGAGCGACAGGATAAAGACTCACGTAATATCTTGCAGATATCGCCACTGTTCAATCCTAAGTTATCATCTAGGATTAGGGAGGCTGTTCACATGGTTGCATACTTGTCAATGAAGGAAATGCGAAAGGATGGTGATTCAACACAGAAGATCGAGAAGCGAGTCTTTCAAGTTCACCCAACACCAATGATTGTAGCCAAGACAAGGATTGGAGGATTAAAGCCAGAGGTTAGTTACGAAGAGCTTAAAGCTGTAATGACAACATGGGTAGGAGGTAAGTCTATTGATAACCCTGTCGCAGTAGATAGTAACAGCAATGGTTTTGATGGAGTACAAGTCCAAGACTAATATTAAAGGATTAATTATGACTGATCGGTTTTTGTTCTCAAGAAGTGTAGTGAGGGCTTTCAACAAGAATGTCAAAGATGTTGGACCCAACTTTTGTTGGTACTGGCACGGTGTCCGTGGGGTTGACGGATTTGGAATCTTTGAGTACAATGGTAGAAGTATGCACGCACATGTTTTTGCATGGATGCTTGACAGGAAGAGTTTAGTACCAACCAGCGCACTTGTTACTCATAACTGTCAGTACCCTCCTTGCTGCTCACCTTACCATCTTGATCTGATTCAAGTTAACTATAACCCAATCTACCTGTATAATCCTCAACCTAACATTCGTACTGATACTTCACCACACCTGAGCATCGCAAAATAATAATGAAGGGACAACTATTCGATGAGAGGACCGTAGCTCGATTCAAAGCTAAGTACATTGATCGTGGGCCTAATTTTTGTTGGCTGTGGACAGGTGCTTATGCTAGGTATGGACATGGATCATTTAGATTTAACGGCAGAACAGGTTCAGCACATCGTTTTGCCTGGATGCTGGCGAATCAGCAACTGATTCCAGATGGTCAAGTAGTACGTCATTGGTGTGATACCCCTGCTTGTGTTAACCCTGACCATTTGGAACTAGGGACACAACAAGACAATGTAAACGATATGCTTGAGAGAACCTACATTCCAGTAGAGACTTGCAAGCGAGGTCATCCGTTTACTCCAGAAAACACTGCAACATTTCTTAAACCGAATGGGAGAATTCAACGAAACTGCAAGACATGTCAAAAAAGCTACAAACAAATGTACCAACCCATGTATCGCAAATCGAAGAGAAAGTAAGTTAAAAAATGAGCCTGTTTGGACAGTACGACGCCCAGAGCATTGATGAAAGCTTCGGGGTGCCTGACGGAGAACGTAATCTAACGATCACGGATGCTACCGATACTATCTCTCAGAAGGGTAATCACGGTTTGGTTCTTGAACTGACTGATGATGAGACCAAAGAAACCCTGGAGACTTGGCAGAACATTCCTGACTCGGGTGACGTAGAGAAGGATGCTAACTCAGCTAAGTGGCTCAAGCGTCTTTTCAAGTCACTGGAGATTCCCGAAGAGCGCATGAGTGAAGTTGAGCCAGAAGACTTGATCGGTATTGAGATCACGGCGACAGTCTACACTCAGGTATCCGGTCAGTATGAAAACAAGCGGGTCCGCAACGTCCACATTCGTCGCGGAACCGGTATGACCTCAACAATTGGTGAATCGGTTGGGAGTCAAGAGGTTCCCAGTTTTTGAGGTTAAATAGTTAACGCTTCCCGGACTTAAGCGTTAACTATTTAGGTGGGACGGGCCAAGGGCTAGATAAGATTCCTCGTTGCTGACGGCTCTGGCACAGGAACGCCCGTCTCTACCTTGCTTAGCTTTACCAGTCAAATGCTCTATCATAACCGATAAAATGTAACCAGATAGCAAGACACTGGAGTAATAATGCATACAAACGAATCACCTGAATTCTTTTTCGCTAGAAGGATTTGTACTTGTGACGAGCCGGGGCCACCAGTATTTAACGGTCCCGGTTTTGCTGACTTATGTAGTGTCTGTAATCAATGGCTGGGGCGACAGCTTAGAAGATGCTTAACTTGTGACAAGCCGTTCATGTATATTTACCAGCATCCCAATATGAACTTCAATACCTGCTGGGAATGTGTTCAAACATTCAACCCTGGTTATACTCACAGACCACTACTTAAAATCATTCCACCAGAAGATGCATGTGTACCGGTTCCTTGGTCGGAATACAAGCGGCCTGAGTACACCTTGCCACCATTACCATAAATCTTAGAGAGAAGGAAGTATGGTTGGGGCTGGTCCAAGAGAAGGGCTATTAGAGTTTTTAGATGTGTTGTGGGGAGAGAGAGGTACACCAGAAGTAAATCCTGATCAGGCACGAAACGATCCGGCTGGTGATTATGTTTGCATAGCAACCATTGATCAAGATAAAAACATTCGCAGGTATATGTTCCAGTGGCCGTTAGATTCCGCCAGCATAGTGACCAAGATTTTTAAGGAATCAGCAGACCGCCAGGAGGTATACATATTACCTGCTACTTTCAAAACACCTGCCAACTGCCGCAAAGATAACTTCAAGAAGTCACACACAGTATGGGTTGACTTTGATGGTAATGCTCCTGATCTATGGGATGAGGGTTTACATGGTATCCCTAAACCAACAATGCGGATCATCTCATCTACAGTAGACAGACAACATAATTATTGGAAGCTTGAGCAACCTTGCTACGATTATGTTGAGTTAGAGTCCCGTAACCGGACTCTTGCTTATACGTTAGAGGCTGACGTAGGCGGTTGGGATTGTGTGCAGTTACTTAGGCCGCCGCACACAACCAACTATGGCTACGCTAAACCCAACCGCAAGCAAGCCCATGACGTGATTACCGAAGAGTTGATCATTGACCGCAAGTATGCGTTGGATACGTTTGGGGTCAATCAAGATTTAGTAGCCCATACTAGTAACCTGCAAGACAAAGCAAGTACAGTCAATCAGTTACTAGCTATGAACAAGTGGACAGACCAGTTACTAGACGACTGGGAC